CGGGGCTGGTGGGGCTGGTGTTTCTGGAAATAATACTGGCGGTAGCGGTGGTGCATCTTCTTTTGGCTCACACGCCGCCGCAAATGGTGCCGGGGGTGGTGGTGGGAGAACTGCTGTTGCGCCTTCCAACGTGATTTACGCCACAGGCGGTGCGGGTGGGGCTGGACAGACAGGTGATATTTTGTTTGCCGGAGGTTGCGGTGGCAACGGCGCAGCAGGTGGAACCAATTCGAGTCTGGCTGCTTCCGGCGTTGGCGGCAATAGTTTTTTCGGCGGTGGAGAAAGAGGCCGGGCAGGTGACACAGCGGGTTTCGATGGTAGAAACTACGGCGGCGGTGGTTCTGGTGCGGTTGTAACCGGCATAAACACTAACTACGCTGGCGGCGATGGTCATGCGGGTGTTGTCGTAATTTACGAATATCAATAGGTGATTTAATGGCTAAATACGCACAAGTAGAAAATGGTATCGTTGTTAATATATCAGTAGCTGATGCTGATGTTGCTGCTGAACGTGGGTTAATTTTAGCCACTGCCGAAACAGAAATTGGCGGCACTTATGCCAATTCAACATTTGTTAGAAAAGTCGTAAATGATGACCGCACTGATGCACAAAAAGAAAACGATGCTAGATCAGAGCGTGATGGTTGGTTGAAGTATTGTGACTGGACGGTTATGCCCGACAGCCCTTTATCAGATAGTGATAAGACAGCTTGGCAAACTTACCGTCAAGCATTGCGGGATGTACCAGCACAGGCTGGGTTTCCTGACAATATAACTTGGCCTACGAAGCCGGAGGCAAACTAATGGCACTTAGTAAAATTACAAATAGTGGCATTGGAGCCATTGATACTCTGGCTGTAGACACAAATACGCTTGTGGTTGACAGCACGAACAATCGTGTTGGTATTAATAACGCATCTCCAACAACTACACTAGAAGTTGATTCTGATGGGGCTACAACAGCGATTTTTGACAGAGCTACTGATGACGGTGTGATTGTGGAATTTCGCCGTTTTGGTACTGCTGTCGGTAGCATTGGTTGCACAGGTACAAATGCCTTCATTGTTTTTAGAACAGAGGCCAATGGTGACGGCACTGGCTTGCGGGGAAGTGGTGGTAGCGATGGTGCGGTTATTCCTACTGATGGTAATGGTGATGTGCGTGATAACGGTGTTGATTTAGGTGGTAGCAGTTCACGTTTCGATGATATAAACGCCACAAACGGCACCATCCAAACATCTGACCAAAACGAAAAGCAACAGATAGCCGCACTGACTGACGCTGAAATCACAGCCGCTAAAGCTATCGGCGCATTGTTTAAAACCTTCAAGTGGAACAGCGCAGTTGAGGCCAAAGGCGATGCAGCCAGAACACACACAGGTGTAATTGCACAAGACGTTGAATCAGCTATGACCGCTGCTGGCTTAGACGCTGGTAACTATGCGTTCTTCATTAGCAGCACTTGGTATGTTGATGCTGATGGCAATGAGGTAGAAGCTGACGCTGAAGGTGCTATTGAAAAGAACCGCAAAGGCATACGGTATGCTGAGTTAATAGCGTTTATTGGTGCGGCGACTGAACAGCGTCTTGCTGGTATTGAAACACGCCTAGCAGCGTTGGAGGCTAACTAATGGCATACATAGGTAAATCCCCACAACTAGGTGTTCGCAGTCGCTTCTACTTTACAGCAGTAGGTGGTGAAACATCTCTATCTGGTGCATCTGACAGCGGAGCAATACTGATATTCACTGACGGTAACTATGTGGATGTATCATTAAACGGTGTAGCACTAGTGGCTGGTACTGATTATAATACAACAACTACTAATACTATTAGTGGTCTAGCTGCTCTTTCAGCAAGTGACATTGTTGAAATTATTGTATATGATGTATTTAGTGTAGCAGATAGCTTGACAACTGGCGGTACAGTCAACGGTGGTCTTACTGTATCGGGTACAACCACAGTTAACGAAGTTACATTTAATAAAGCAGTAGCAGGTAAGACAGATGTTAGAAGCGTTACTGGTGCTACGACACTTGACTTTGACACCTATCAAAACTTTGTACTTACATTAACTGGTGCTATCACGTTATCTAATATCTCTACTGAAACTGTAGGTCAGTCTGGTTTCATTGCTGTAACACAAACAGGTGGGTATGGAATTTCTATAGACACCGATTTTGAAACAGCAGGTGCTGCAGGTATTACGTTGTCGGCTAGTGGTACAGACCTTATACCGTATTTAATTATTGCTACTGATCGTATTTTACTTGGCGCACCACAGCTTGCGTTTGCATAAGGATTAAATAATGTCAGGGCCACTAGGTTCACAACAATGGATGTACGATTCTGGGGGAGCCGTTCAGCAATCCCTCAAGTTCAACGATGATGAAAGCCAGTACCTTAGTCGAACACCGGCTACTGCTGGCAACCGCAAGACTTGGACTTGGAGTGGCTGGGTCAAGCGTGGAAACTTAGGAGTGACGGTTTCCTTAATGGACGTTGTGCAAACTTCTGGCACGAATTGGACAAGGTTTCATTTTAACAGTTCAGACAAGCTTGCTTTTACGGTAGAAATATCAAACAGCAATGTTTTTCAGTTTGTAACCACTCAAGTTTTTCGTGACCCTTCTGCTTGGTATCACATAGTTGCGGCTTACGATTCAACGCAAGCAACATCCACAAATAGATTTAAGTTATATGTCAATGGTGAACAAATAACAGCTTTTGACACTGAAACTTACGGCGCACAAAATACGGACAGCCACTTTAGCGCAGTGTTAGAACACAATATAGGTGCAGTAAATACTGGAATCTGGTTTTTTGACGGCTATATGTCCGACATTAACTTCATTGACGGTCAAGCCCTAGACCCTACCAGCTTTGGTCAGTTCACCAATGGCTATTGGGAAAAGAAGGACTACGCTGGCACATACGGTCAAAATGGTTTCAGACTTACCTTCCAAGATGACGTTGTGTCTGAGGGGTTCAATACTGTTACCTATCGTGGCACAGGTGCAAGCCAAAGCATCAGCGGTTTGGGCTTCAGCCCAGATTTAGTTTGGACAAAAGCAAGAGAAGGGACTTCCTCTCACAACCTAAGCGATTCAATTCGTGGGGGTGGTGTGGGTCTTACATCAAATGGAACTAACGCTGAATACGCCCTATCGCCAGCAAATACATTTGACTCAGACGGCTTTACACTTAACAAAACAACCAGCCAATTTAATTCTTCGGGAGACACTTTCGTTGGCTGGTGTTGGGACGCAGGCAGCGGTTCAGCCGCAAGCAATACTGATGGGTCAATCACCAGCACGGTCAAGGCTAATACTGACTACGGGTTTAGTATAGTAAAGTGGGTTGGTGATGGCACAAGTCAAGGTGCTACAGTGGGTCATTCTCTTGGCGTTACACCTAGTATGATTATTGTTAAAAGCACTGATTCAACTGCCGGTTGGAATGTGTGGCACGAAGACTTGACTAATGCGACAACTAGCAGGCTTGTTTTAAATGACGATTCTGATGAATTTGACTCTGTTTATGTTTGGGGTTCTACCGCACCAGATAACTCAGCATTTGGTGTAGGAACAGTCGGAACTACAACTTGGACAAACAGGTCAAGTAGAAACTACATAGCCTACTGTTTCGCAGAGGTGGCTAACTACTCATCCATCGGGTCATATACTGGCAACGGTTCTACGTCAGGGCCAACAGTTACGACTGGCTTCCGTCCGTCTTTTGTTATGTTTAAGCGCACAGACAACACTGGAAACTGGTTTATTGTGGATACAACTCGCAATCCCTTTAATCCATTAGACCTCAGATTATACCCGAATCTAAGTAACGCTGATTCTGCTGCTGATTCTATTAACGTAACAGATACAGGTTTTGAAATTGTAGCTTCTTTTTCTGATATAAACGCATCCAGCGGCACATACATCTATATGGCCTTTGCCGATACTCGTGAAGCAGCCTTCTGGAAAGACGTATCTGGGCAGGGCAACAACTGGACGCCTAACAACCTAGACTATCGTGATAGCTTGCCTGACAGTCCTGCGAATAACTTTGCTGTGATGAACTCTATAGATGTTCCAAGCACTGGAACATTATCAGAGGGAAATCTAAAAATAGCTGGTGCCAATTATTTACGGAGAAAAGCAAACTGGCACTTTGGGGCTGGTGGTATACAGTCTGGTAAGTGGTATTGGGAGATATGTAATATAGGTTCTAGTTATGGAACAGATAATGGTGTTATAGGTAGTTTAACGGAAGCTGGTGGAGAAAACTTTTTAGTTGCAAATAAAAGCTATTTCAGAACAGGTGGTATTTACAAAAACTATACGGCAACATCCTATGTATCCAGCGGGGCTTCTTACACTTCTGGCGATGTAGTAGGATTCGCGCTTGATTTAGATAGCTCACCACAAACAATAAAGTATTATCATAATGGAACTTTAGTAAATACAGATACAACAATATCTGCTGCTCCTGTATTAGTTCCATTCACTTCATCAACAAACGGAAGTTGGCCTGACACTTACTACAACTTCGGTCAAGACAGCACCTTCTCTGGCGCAAAGCCAATGGGTGCTTACACCGATGACAGCGAACTGGGCAACTTCCAGCACCAGCCCCCGGCGGGTTTCAAATCCTTGTGTACCGCGAACCTTCCAGACCCTACGATTGTTGATGGGTCTGAGCATTTCAATACGGTGCTGTATACTGGCACAGGCTCAACAAGAGGCGTTACTGGTGTTGGGTTTGGCAGCGCACCAGACTTTGTTTGGACTAAGCAAAGGTCTGGCTCAGCGAGGGCGCATCGTCTAAATGACATCGTCAGAGGCGCAAACAAGCAGCTTTATTCTAACCTTACAAACGCTGAAGGAACAGCAACTGATGAACTAACGTCTTTTGATAGCGATGGTTTTTCTTTGGGTCCAGATAATGGTGTTAACAATAGTGGCGATACCTACGTCGCTTGGAACTGGAAAGCTGGCGGCACAGCGGTCAGCAATACTGATGGCAGCATTACGTCAAGCGTGTCTGCGAATACCACGGCAGGGTTTAGCATCGTTAGCTATACTGGCACAGGTGCTAACGCTACTGTCGGACACGGCTTATCTACTACGCCAAGCTTTGTAATTGTTAAAGGCAGAAATGAAGCTAGACAGTGGATTATTGGCAGTGATGCTTTAACCGATTGGACTAAGTACCTATTATTTACTACCACAGATCAAGGAACAGCTACAGATGTGTGGAATAGCACCACACCAGCCCAAAGCGTGTTTAGCGTAGGAACAAATATTAACTCTAACAAAATTAATATAGACTACATAGCCTACTGTTTCGCAAATATCGAAGGCTACAGTAAGGTTGGCAGCTACACTGGCAACAGCAGCGCAGATGGCACGTTTGTATACACAGGGTTTAGGCCAGCTTTTATTCTAGCTAAAAAATACACAGGATCAGACAATTGGTTTATTCACGATAATAAAAGGGTAGACAGAGGTGTAAATTCAAATGCCATTGATGATTATTTAAGACCAGACCTTGCTAATGGCGAAGGTGATGATGGCGAATCCGTTGACTTTCTTTCTAATGGTTTTAAGTGGCGTATCAACAGCGGGTTGAGAAATCAGTCTGGTGAATCCTACATCTACCTAGCCATTGCAGAAACACCATTTAAATACGCTAACGCCAGATAACGGAGATTTACTATGGCATATAAATACAGTGGTCGCATCATTCGTGCTGGTAAAGCATGGAAAGACAATGACGGTGTGACGCACCCACGTAATTGGTATGCGTGGTCTGACGAACAAAAAACTAGCGCAGGACTTGTATGGGAAGATGATCCCGCTAGTTTTGATAGTCGATTCTACTGGTCAGCAAATGTGCCTAAGTCATTAGACGATGTTAATGCAGTAGATGAGGATGACAACCCTGTGCTTGACGAAAATGACAATCAAGTCGTGATACTAGGTTTAAAGTCACAGTACAAAGCACAGACAAAAAATACGGCAGGGGGCTTGCTTTCTAGCACAGATTGGTATATAATTCGTGTTAACGAGGATAACACAGCAACTGTACCCACTAACATAAGTACATATCGGGCAGCAGTCCGTACTGCAAGCGGTACAATTGAAGCAGCCATTGATGCTGCTGCAGACCTAGATGCTTTCATAGCATTGTTTAATACGCCTGTAGATAGCGATGGTGTACCAACTGGAAATGCGCCAATCCATAACTGGCCTGATGAGGTGAACTAATGAGTAGAGCAAGAGATTTCGCAGATTTAGCTGGTAGCGCAGATGCTGGTGGCCTGACAGGACGCAACTTCATAATCAACGGTGCGATGCAGGTGGCACAGCGGGGGGTAAGCTTTAGTTCCAACAACAGTATTGACTACACTGTTGATAGGTGGGCTATTTTTTCAAATGGTGCATCTACAACAACACAAGAGTCGTTTGCTGCCGGACAGACAGACGTTCCGAATGAGCCTATAAAATATTTAAAATGGAATATCTCAACTTATTCGTCTGGCGATAACTTGTTTCAACGTGTTGAGGATGTTCGTACAGGCGCAGGACAGGCTGTTACACTTTCTTTTTATGCAAAAGCAGATAGTTCAATAACAAATAGACCAAGACTAATTCAAAACTTTGGAAGTGGTGGTTCATCAGAAGTCGTTACTGCAACAAGCACAAATGCTTTAACAACGTCTTGGCAGAAATTTACTATTACCGCCACGCTTCCAAGCATTTCGGGAAAAA